TAAGAGTCTATAAAGAAAAATGTACTGTCGATGATGCAAAGGATACATCTCTACCATATTCTGCCTATCTGGTTGAGTATAAGGTAGATGATGTATCATGCTTTGACATCGCACTTACAGGAAAAGGAGCAGATCTTTTTGATTATTATTATGATCTTTATAAAAAGAACTTTGTAAAATTTACACAATCAGAAGGTAGAAGTAACCCTAAATTATGGAACGATCCAAACAAACCAAAACCTCCAAAGAAAGGCAGGAAAAAGTGACAATTTACTTTGATAAACGTGCCTTAGAGGAACAAAAAAAGGAAGAAGCAGAGATAGAACAAGAAGAAATAGATAAGGAGGCAGAAAAAGAAAAGAATGCTGAGAAGGGTAAAGAAGTTGTCAATGCAATTGGTAACTTATTTCTATCACCTTTAGCTCTTATGCTAATATGGAATGCTTGCATACCAGGTCTCTTTGGATTAGCAACCCTAGGATACTGGTCTGCAATGGGATTGTATGTAATTTTTCGTATATTATTAAGGAATTCATGACTAAAGTATGTTTAATCTCTGTTACTCCTGATGCAGAGAAGACCATTGGATACATTGCTCGTGTAAGTAATCCTAATAACCAAGAGAACCCAAAGGTTTCAGGACTGTTGAAGTATTGTATCAAGCACGGTCATTGGTCTGTGTTTGAGCAAGCAACAATGACTTTGGAGATTCATACTACTCGTGCCATCGCTGCTCAAGTATTGAGGCATAGGTCGTTTACATTTCAAGAATTTTCACAGAGATATGCTGACTCCTCTTTACTTGGAGATAGTATTCCTATGCCAGAACTACGTCGTCAAGATGATAAGAATAGGCAGAACAGTATTGATGACATAGATCCATTTGTCAGACAGGACTACGAGTTAAAAATACAAAAGCATTTTACAGATGGAATGAATCTCTATAAAGAAATGCTTGCTTCAGGTATTGCAAAGGAATGTGCAAGAAATATATTGCCTCTTGCAGTACCAACAAAGATGTATATGACTGGTAACCTTCGTAACTGGATTCATTACATCGAATTGCGTTCTTCCAATGGCACCCAGAAGGAGCACCAAGAGATTGCACTCCTTGTTAAAGATCATTTCACCTGTCAGTTCCCAATCATTGCTGAGGCACTTGGGTGGTGTCCTGAGGAAGAGGATGAATGTCCTTGTCGCTATACTAATTGGGAGGATATCCAACCATGTTTAAGGATTGAGTGATCTAAATAGTTGGTTAGTACAAATGCTTAGTTAATTTTGAATGATAAGAAAGCAGCGAAGAAAATTATAAAACTTGCAAAAAAGCACCCAGACTGGTATACTGAGGAGGAAGTTAAATATGCCAAACAATTTAGATGGCGTATTAAGCAAGAACAAAAACACAAAAAGGAGGAAACTTGAATGCCCACCTACCCTGTTCTAAATAAAAATACTGGAGAGAAAAAAGAACTCTCCATGTCAATGAGTGATTATGATCAGTGGCGTAAAGACAATCCCGATTGGGATAAAGATTGGAGTCAAGGTATAGGTGGTCATATGTATGGCAAACCTAAAGCTGATGATGGTTTCAAAGAAGTCATGTCCAAAGTCCAAGCAGCACACCCTCGATCAAACTTGAGTCGTTTTACATAATGCCAAGAGCAAGAAAGAAATCCAACGGTAATGGCAATGGTACTGCACCACTTCAACCAATGTCAAAGAAGATGATGAAGAGAAAGAAACCTATTGATTCATCTTACATGGTTCCTGTCAATCCATTGACTCCTAATCAGGAGTTAGTGTTTGAACAGTATGCAAATGGTCAGAACCTTCTTCTACATGGTGCAGCAGGTACAGGTAAAACTTTTATTACATTGTATCTTGCTTTGAAAGAAGTACTTGACGAGAGCACACCTTATGATAAGATATACATTGTCAGGTCTCTAGTACCTACTAGAGAGATTGGTTTCCTACCTGGTGACCATGAAGATAAGTCTGCACTATATCAGATACCATATAAAAATATGGTGAGATTTATGTTCAGTATGCCTGATGATAACTCTTTTCAGATGCTCTATGAAAATCTTCGTGCTCAAGAAACAATAAGTTTCTGGTCTACAAGTTTCATTCGTGGTGTTACTCTCGATAATGCTATTGTTATAGTTGATGAATTCAGTAACTTGAATTATCATGAACTTGATAGTATAATAACAAGAGTTGGTCAAGATTCTAAGATTATGTTCTGTGGTGACATCACTCAAACCGATCTCACTAGAGAGTATGAGAAGTCTGGTATCTCAAACTTCATTAATATCCTTCAGCAAATGCGTGAGTTTACTTGCGTTGAGTTTGGTATTGATGACATCGTGAGGTCTGGACTGGTCAAATCTTATCTTGTCACTAAGTATAATCTAGGTTTTTAATGTTTAAATTTATTGATCCCGACCTCAAAGAACATGTTGAGGTTGATGCTATTGACCGTAATGGTACTAGATTCTACCCCATTCCTGGTGCGGATAAATATTATCCGAGTGTAACTTCCATCACGTCGTTTAAGAACGCTGCCTTCTTCTCAAAATGGAGAAAGCGAATTGGTGAAACGGAAGCGAATAGAATTACTGCCAGAGCAACCCAAAGAGGTACAGCATTCCATTCTATTACTGAAGATTATTTCAACGGTGAATTAGATACAGACAAATACTTGGCAAATAATCCATTGTCTGTTAGAATGTTTCACATAGCAAAGCCTACGTTAGATCGTATCAATAACATTCATTGTTTAGAGACTTTTCTATACTCTCATTACCTTGGTCTTGCTGGTCGTGTAGACTGCATCGCTGAGTTTGATGGTGAGTTGGCAGTAATCGATTTCAAAACTTCAACAAAAGAAAAAAAGGAAGATTGGGTTGAACATTATTTTGTTCAAGAGACTGCGTATGCAGCAATGTTCCTTGAACGTTCAGGTTTAGAGGTGCAGAAAATTGTCACACTTATCGCAACTGAAGAGGGATCTGTTCAAGTATTTCAGAAGTACAATCTTGATGACTATTTACAACTACTCAAATCCTATATTGAAGAATTTGTTAGGGGAAGAACGAATGCCTGATAAAGAATCTGAGGACAAGTTTTTAACTCCCACTAAATTCTCTCAAGAAATTGAAGTATTGGTGAAGCGTAGCAGCGGTCTTATTTCATACATTGAAGCAGTAGTAACATACTGTCAAGAGAATGAAATTGAGATTGAAACTGTTCCGAAACTAATGTCCAAACCTCTCAAAGAACGCTTGCGACATGAAGCAGAGCGTTTAAATTACATGAAGAAAAGATCCAAAGGAGTACTACCATTGTAAAATGAGTAATTTTTTCAATTCAGAACAAGTACAATCAAATCTACAAGATATCTTCGACACTTATCAAGAAGTTGCATCGATGACGGCACAACTTTCTACGATGAGTAGAGAAGAGAGACTAGATCATATTGAAGATTGTAAAAACTTGATTGATAAACAAAGGAATTTTTATGGTAGATTATGTCTTGCTGCATCAGAGGACAGTGAAGCAGCAGACATGAAATCTAGGATCAATGCCCTGTCCAATGCTTTTGGGTATAAAGACCTCGCAGAGTGTATGGATGCTATGATTCAAACACTTGACGTAACTGCACGACGAGGGGTTGACTAAACAATGATTTGTAAGGTAATTGACAATCTATTTGATGGTATGTATTTACATCAGATAGAAGAACACATAAGTGAGATACCTCTCTATACTACCAATGTCGCCAATCGTACTACATGGCCATATGGTACAAAGGGATCACATAGGTTATTCGGTGCTAGACTATTTGGACGTGAGTCATTGAATAGTATCAGAGAATATTCAAAACATGCTGAACCATTCTTTGAGATACTTGCACATATTGAGGAAGAACTGAAAGCACACTTCTTCTTACATGCGATATCATTGAACGTTCAACATGAAGGATGTGATGGTACTACACATAGAGATATGATTGGTGGTAATGATTTCACAATTTTGATGATGACCAATGCTGAGTGGGACAGTTCTTGGGGTGGACAATTTCAGTTGACAACCATGGATGGTGATGTAGTAGAAGAACATGAATATGTTCCTGGAAGAGTCATTGTGATACCATCTGAACACCCACACAGGGGATTGGGACCAACTGAAGCATATGTTTACAGAAGTTCAGTAGTCTGGCGAGTCACACCATTAGACCAGTATCTCAGAAATAATTTTGAAGACAGGGGGTTGACTAAACCTAAATAGTATGTTACGATTACATAGTAACAATCCAAAACAACACACTTAATACGGAGAATACGAAATGTCATTTGCCTCTCTTAAAAAGGCATCATCTAAGGGTGATACCTTTGCAAAACTATCCAGAGAGATTGATAAATTGAATCAGCCTGCTGCTGGTTCTTCTGCTGACGAACGTTTCTGGAAACCTGAACTTGATAAGTCTGGTAACGGTTACGCAGTCATCCGATTCCTTCCTGCTCCTGATGGAGAAGAAATGCCTTGGGCAAAGGTTTGGAGTCATGCTTTTAAAGGTCCAGGTGGACAGTGGTACATTGAGAACAGTCTTACTACACTTGGTAAGGATGATCCCGTTGGAGAACTGAACAGGGAACTTTGGAACAGTGGTCGTGATAGCGATAAAGAGGTCGCTCGTGCTCAGAAGCGTAAACTCTCTTACTACAGCAATATTTACGTTGTTCAAGATCCTGCTCATCCTGAGAATGAGGGTCGTGTCTTCCTCTACAAGTTTGGTAAGAAGATCTTTGATAAACTCATTGAAGCAATGCAACCTGCATTTGCAGACGAGTCTCCTGTTGATCCTTTCAACTTCTGGAAGGGTGCCGACTTCAAATTGAAGATCCGCAAGGTTGATGGTTACTGGAACTATGATAAGTCTGAGTTCGCTGCACCTAAAGTGTTAGGTAACTTCGATGATGATAAACTAGAGTCTATCTGGAAAGAGGGTTACTCTCTTGCAGAGTTTGAAGCAGAGAAGAACTTCAAGTCTTACGAGCAACTTACAGCACGTTTGAATTTGGTTCTTGGTAAAGGTGCTGCACCTGTACGTCCTAACCTTGGTGTGGATAGTGAGGAGTATGAACCAAAACCTTCTGGTGGTTTCAATGATTCTGATCTTGCTGGTCTAAAGAGTGCAGTTGCTTCGTCTCCTGTTGAGGATTCTGAAGATACTCTTTCATACTTCGCTAAACTTGCGGGTGAATAACTAATTAATTATGAACGTAGTACAAGCATGGAATGAGATCTCATGGGCAGATGCCATTCCTTTCCTCCTCGTATTAGCAGGAGTATACTGGGTTAAAGTGAAGATAGATACACGTGCTGGTCTTGGTAAGAAAAAACTAAGACAATTAAAGACCGTGATTAAAGAAGCAATCCTAGAAACCAAATAGGAAACTGTCACAAGGGGGTTAAACACCCCCTTTTTATTCTATGATATTAATTGAAGATGCTATCAGTAATGATTTGTACCAAAAATGTTTAAAGGAACTTGATGAAAGGGTTAGTATATATTGTTGGTCATCAAGTAGTCTAACTTGGGATCCTAGGGTACAACAAGGTGATGTTGGTAGTTGTATTACTACTCCTGTATCAGATAATATACAACAGTTGTTAGATCAAGAATTAAAATTATCACTTCCAAAATATACAGAATTAGTATGTAAATATTATATCTGGCAACCTATGTCTGGAATTGCTTGGCATACTGATGAGCAACATGATAGATCATTTGGTGCTACTTTATATCTTAATGAGGAATGGCATCCTAATAATGGAGGATGGTTTATCTGGGAAGATGATGATGGTTATCATACAATTCTTCCTAAGAAAAAACTTTTAGTTCTTAATGATAATTTGCAACATCATTGTGTTACTCCAGTTTCTTTAGGTTTTCGTTGCACTATTCAAATGTGGGACAAACAAGCACACAATTAGAAAACTGTCACAAAGGGGGTTACACACCCCCTTTTTTATGCTATAATATAAATATCAAAAAAGGATTACAATGAAAGCATTACCTCTGTTGTTACTACCATTTCTAATTGCTCCTGTTAGTGCAGAGAGTATTGGTGATCGTAGTAATCGTCAAGCATATGATGATGCTCCCTCTAGATCTGGAAATTGGTTTGATAGTATACTTGGACCATCATCAAGTTCTACTCCTTACAATGATAGAGTAGCGACAAATAGTTATCAACCAGGATATTCATCCTCTAGTACATGTACTCGTCAAGAGTACAGAGAAGAGTATATTCCTGGCACAGCAAGAAGTCCAGGTTACATTAACTCATGGTATGATACTG